GGGAAGAAGTCCCTGTGATGCTCCACCATAACCTTGGAGTAGTGACGGAATGCCACCAACATAGTTGTTAGCCATACCACCACCCATACGAAATTGTTGGGGAGCCATCATCTGCTCATCTTGTTGACCTTGTGGGCTAAACGAATATTTGTATGCGCTTGACAACATATCGCCAGCGGTAGAGTTAGGATTGGTAAATGTATTGTAGGCTTCCATAGAAGGAGCCATTGTTTGGTTGACAGCATTACCCGCAAGATTTCCCATTTGTTGCCCAAATGACATTGGAGGTGGAGCCATTTGTGCTGGTTCTATCAACTGTAAAAGCCCAGGAGTTGGCATACCCTGTGGCATTGATAATGAAGCATCAATTGTTGGCGCTGCTAATGATGTAGCCATCTCTGGCGCTAGTGTTGCTGTTGATGCTGCTTCTGCTGCTGCGGCTGCTTCTGCCAATGCCGCCTCTTCTGCCAATGCCGCAATTATTTCAATCATGACTCATCCTCTATGTCGTATTCGGTCTTAGCCATCATCAACATATTTTGCTGATTCTTGGTCATTTTCTTGGTTATTGGGCCACCAGATAACCATGCTGAACAAGTACGCTCACCTGCACACTTAAAGTCAAACAACTCGCAATAACCAAGATTTGCTGCGCCTTGGACATCTTTAGCAAAGCCATCAGTCTCTTCATCAATACCTTTTAGGATGCAGTCAAGCATCTCAGGAGTTTGGATAAAGGCAGCGCAGTTACCGCATCGCATCTCTTGAACTTCATCAATAGATACTGTCCACATATTAGCAAGGTTCTGCCAGTACTCTTCGTTATCTTCTTCTGGGTTAGCAGGACCATAGTCAACATTCTTGATCGCCCAATTACGATTCTTTAAGTTGAACTTGATGTCATAGGTTGCGGTTGGGCAGTTCATTTTTTATTCCTTGCAGAAATAGCTTTAGCCTTCGCTCTAGCATCTGCTTTACTGCTTGCACCCCACGCATTGAGGCTTAGAAGCAATCTAGTTGGCTTTCCATCTTTATACTCAGGACCATCGTTTCCCGCCATCCTTGCAAGGAAACTAGCTCTACGTGGATTATCTCCAGACTTGACGGGCGCTTTAATGTCTTGGCCTTGTGCTTTTAAACTTGCACGACCTTTAGCATTCAACCCACCTTTGGGGTTTTGCCCTTCTTTTCTAGTCCACGCTGCGCTCATTTAGATGATTTGCGTAATTGAAACGTCAGTAGCTGTAGCGCCACGGATGACGGCTACTTTACTGCCGCCAGCAACTTTAATAAACTCTACTGAGTTAGCGGGAAGCATTGCACTTGTGGTCAATGTAGCAGTTGGATTAGTACCAATCTCAAAGTGACATTGCGCTGCACTACCATTTGCCAATCGAATGATTGTGCAATCAGAAGCAATTGCTGTTGACTGAGCACTAGTACCAGTAACAGTCATCACTTGGGTTGTTCCCAAAGCAAAGATTTGGGTTAGTTGACCATGGTCATCACGGGCTAATCTGCTCATATAAGTTCTCCAGTTAGTTACTTTTTCTTAGCAGTTTTAGCTGCTTGCTTAAAATCTTTAGCAGTTGGCGCACCTTTAGTGCCAGGCTTTCGCATCTTTTCTTTAGAGCCAGCTTTAATTCGTTCTTGTTTGGCATTGATATTGGCATAAAGTCCAGCTTTCATTTTTTGCTCCGATTAGTTGCAGTTCTACCACCACGTTTGGGCATAGAACGGGACTCGCTCATTGCGATAGCGACAGCTTGGTCACGGGATTTAACCTTGTCACCAGAGGAAGACTTGAGCTTGCCTCGCTTGTATTCGCCCATTACCTTGCCAATTTTCTTGGCTGCTTCATCCATTTTCATAGGAATCTCCAATATAGGTTTCGCAATACTACCATAAATAAAAAAAAGAGCCACTTTTTTAGGGTGGCTCTAAATGGCAACGGCAATCAGACCAATCCTCGAATCAACCTTTTGATCGGTTTACCCCAAGACAAGTTAGACCCCCAAGAGATGGTGGCGGCATCTGAGGCAAATGTCAAGACAAAAGCATCAGCCATGTCGGGAGATTTCAAACCCCGTCTACGAATATCATCTTTGGATTCAATCTTTATCTTGCCATTAGATGTAAAGGTGTACCTTACAGTTGCAAGTTCAGCAATGAAGTCTTCGTTATTGGGTATCTTGCAGTCCCGCTTTTCTAGCCAAGCCTTGGTTTTGTGCCATAGTTCCGCACGAAGATTTAGATACGTACCACCCATTGCGGGGCTTTCGGACACGTTAATACCACGACAGGGAAGTTTTAGTTCTCTGAGTCGGTCAACAACACCTGCTCCTAGGCCAATGGAGTCAACCAGAATCTCTGCGGGTCTACTCTTGTGGTCACAGGCTTCGTATTGGGCGACTACCGCACCTGTTAACTGCATCAGATCGAGGTTCCTCCACCTCTCAAGAGTGTGTACAACATTAGACTGACGTTTACATAGAACTGAAGAATCGGAGCCAAAACGAGCCACATCGAGTCCCCAAATGATCGGAGCGTCTTCATAAGCTCTTGTATCCCTGTGTTTAGCAGACTCAAGCAGTTCCATAGGAATAATCGTGTCATCATCGCTCCTTGGGAATTCACCTAGAACCCTGATCCGATAGGCATTACTTTCCTCGCCATAGCGGGATTTCATGTCTTCAACGTACTCTTTACTTACCCTAGTAGAGTCAATACAGGATACTCTCTTTGTCCACCACTCATCTTTGAGCCTGTTATGGGTGTCAAAGAAGAAGCCAGAAGACCTAACTGGATTGCCTAGCAAGATGGTCAAAGCATTATGGCCTGACATAGAACCCGCAGCAGCCTCGAATACTGCCTCTGGGACACCAGAAGCCTCATCCGCAACCAACATGACGTTCTCAGAGTGAACACCTTGTAGGGCTTCAGGTTGTTCAGCACGAGAAGTCCTTGCAGAGATAAATGCCTCGGTAGCGGAAGCCTTGAGTTCTATCCTCTCTTGTTTGACATCGAGTAAGTCTTGGATAGGTTGGGGCAGTTCTTTGACCCACCTTTTAAGCTCGGCAAACAAAGCATCATAAAGTTGGGCAGAAGTAGGGGCGGTCACCACGACTTTGACGGGATACCTGGTCAACAAGAACCAAAGCATTGCCCATGAAGCGGTGGTTGACTTTCCGACTCCGTGACCAGAACGAATACTAATCTTTCGCTCACCAGAGGCTACAGCGTTAAGAAAGTCTTGTTGCCAATCATCAGGCTCTACCCCTAAGACCTCTTTAACGAACAGAACAGGGTCATTCCTGTATAGGGTAATGAACTGGATAAATGGGTTATTCATTGTTTTCCAGTATTACATCAGCCTTACCCATGTGCTTTAGTGCTTGGAGGTGTAGATCACCTAAAGAGATATTGACTTGGGTCTTGGCAGTGTCTCCGTAGTTCTCAGGATCAAGCTTAGAGGCCATCCACTTCCTAGTATCAACTTGGAGTCTGGCTTTGTTAACTCCACTGTTACTTGTCTCATCTGCTTGGTCAGCAATGTCTAAAGCCTCTTCTGCCAGTTTCTCAGCCTTTAGCTTACGAGCAGCGAGTACCGCATCTCTACGCTCATCAGTATGGTTTATCCAAAAAGAAAGCATGGGCCTAGAACACTCTATGAACTCTGCCAAGCGTCCTATAGTCATTCCTTGGCTAATGTGTGCCGTTACGAACTCTATCCCTCCAAGCTCTTCTATTTTCTTCTCCAACGCTCTCCTCATAGGAAATCCTGCCATATCTTCTCCTTGATTTAATGGATACAAATTCTAAACTATAAAAAATTTTTTTGGAGGGTTATCTTTGTCCTGATAGGGGGTGGGTGGGGGTCTATCTTTTTAATGCTATGGCGATTTGTGTTTATGTCCCCTGTCACAGCGCCCCTCGGTTTATCGATAGGGGGGGGTAAACCCTTACTGGTAAACCATACCCTTACGTACTAACCCTTAAGGGTAAACCCCTAGGTAGAAACCCTGGTTAGGGTAAACCCTACTGTATGTCGGTCCAGTACTGTATGCCCATCCAGCTCCTGGGGTAAACCCTAATAGGGTAAACCCTTGGTCCTGAGGTTATGCATTTTTTGCATAGTTTGTCTCAGATGCGCAAAGGGATTATGTAGAGGGATGTCTAAAGGGTTTCTAAATGTTTGTTTAATGCATATCTAACCTAATGCTCTAACCCTTGCCATCCCTATGTAATCCTCTTGTATATCCCCTATATAAAGAGAAGCCTTTGTTATGGGTTATCCCTTCTTTTCTTTTCTTAATTGTAGCTACAAAATCAAACTGAATACTCAGGTTCTAAGGGTAACTACTCATAGGGTTTTGGAGCTATCAATGGAATCAATGACTTACGAGACTTGGCACGATTCTTTCGTGCTATATATGTGAGAGGGTAGATTTTTAGCCTCTCTTTCATCAACTCTTAATAGGCTTACATATGAACGATAACCACAAAGACATCCTAACCGCCATCTTGGTAGGTCTAACCCTCTGTGCGGGTTTGCTTGCTTACTTTGATATTCTCACTAAATAATCTTTTTCTTTTCTTTTTTAATAGGCGTACACAAAATGACTTACACAATCAAAAACCTTAAGACTTGGAACACATGGGATGGAGGAGGCTACTCATGCACTCTCTACTGTGATGGCGAGAAGATCGCCTTAGTTCTTAATGAAGGCATGGGAGGCGAAACCCGAATAATGACTTTAGATGTCAACTCTCCCAAAGTAGAAATCGATGGCTATTATGATAAAGAGGCAGATATACAGTTTCGCCAATGGGTTACCCCTAATTATGCGAAGCTTGATGCATTCTGCAAAACCCTTCCAAAATGGGATTGTTTAGGCGAGATGATGCATATGGATGCAGCCCTATACATTGAAGAATTAATTAGCGAAACCAATTATCAAAAGAAGCTAAATAATGCAAAGAAGAGAGGTACACCATTTAAAGTAGAAGGAGATGATAAATACACATTTAGTGTATTAAACACATTAGATCAAAAGGTAGTTATTAACTATCTTGAAAAGAATCACCCCAATAAATATCAATTAATCTAAAAGGCGTACATCATGGAAAAACTAACTATTACCATCCAAATAGATAAAGCATACGGAGGATTTCTTTTCTATCCAATATGCGAGAAGGCTAAAACATTTGCAAAGCTTACCAAAACCAAAACCTTATCATATGATGCAATCAAGCATATTAAAGAATTAGGTTATGAGGTAGTTTCTAAAGATCTGAGTTATGAGGTAGATGCAATATGACTAAACCTAAACAACATCCAAAGCTTTTAAATGAATTTATGCTTTATGAAGGATTAGAAGAGATTAATGCGGTTTTTGGGATATTAATCGCATTTAGGGCATATATTAAAAGTGATACCTTCCATAAATATCATGCAGAAATGGTACTTGATTCAATTACACAATTATTAGGTAGTGGCACACAAATAATAGAAGAGTGGATGCAAATTGAAGATGTAGCAGAAACTGAAGAGGAGAATAAAAATGTGGAAGGCTAAATTAGACTCTTGGAATTTCTCTTTTGAGGCATACCATGAAGAGGAAATGCTTTGCATTGAGCATTTAAAGCTTGGATTAAATAATCATGCAAAACAATATAATCTTGAAAAAGACTGGTGGCATGAATATGCAGGAGATATTTATACAGTTGAAATCAACTTGGGAACACCTTC